GAAGCGAGCTGATAGCTTTCTGGTTTTTGCTTCTACTGTTTGCTTTAAGATCTGAATTGATAGTCTGTTTCCAGCACTACCTTCAAGTGCAGCAGTAGCATCAGCTTTACCTGATGTAGCGTTACCTGAATATGCTTCAGCAATCTTAAATGGTGAAAGTGCTTCTTCTCCAGCTACAGCACCGCTTGCGCCTGTGCCTACTGTGTCTGAGTAGCGTACTCTCAATGTGTGGATTTGGCCCACTGGTCCAGTCATAGGCTGAACACCAACTAGTTCATTTGCAATCACTGTTGGCATTACACGTCTGATGACGGGTAAAATAACTCTGTTAAGAGTTGCAACATTACCGGCAGAAGTTGCACCAGCTGTAGCAGTCTCTGCCAAATACGATCTCGTATTTTCTAGAGTGGTTGCCATCACCTGTTTCTTTGTGCCTTGAAGGCCTTCAAGAAGTGCAGTTTTTGTATCCTGCCAGCGACTTTCTAATAGTTCTGACATTTGGTTTCTCCTTAATTTAATCCAGCAAGTCTACGTAAATCAATTACGTTGCTACTTGCTTTGTCACTAACGTTAGTTTCTTCTCTATTGCCTGTTACTTCTTTGCCTTCTGTGAGTTGTGCCTTCTTAGCTGGAGTTTTACCGTCTATTACTGCCGGTAGGTACTTATCAAACGCCGATTGCAACTTAGGTGTTTGAACGCTTTCCAGTAAATCTATCATGATGTCTTTTTGGCCTTTTGATAAAGGTGCAATCAAGTCATCAATTCTTTGTTTTCTTTGTGACGCTTCGTTAATCTTCTTGATTTCAGCTTCTTTGCTTTCAACCAATTTAGATGTTTCGATTGTTTTAACTTTTGCTTCTGCTAATTGCTTGTCTTTTAGCTCAACAACTTTCAGTAACTTCGAAGTTTCTGATTTTTCATTGAGATAAGATCCAGCATACTCAGATGCAAATGCTTCAAACAATTTACGTCCAAAGTCATTTTTACGTGCTGCTTCAATGTCTTCTTTAAGCTGACCAATTTCTCTGTTAAGAACTTTGTCAGTAATTTTAGACACTTTTTCAGCACTCTTTTCAACAAATTGTGTTTTAAGTTTGTTGAAGTGTTCCTTACCTTCACGAATTAATCTTACTTTCGTTTCAGCAAGGTCTTTTTTGTCTTCGTTGAACTCTGCAATTTCTTTTGCAAGTGATTCCACGATGAAATCTTCAAGCATTTTGAACTTGTCAGCCATTGATTTCTGGTCTTCATGTAACTCACCAACTTCTTTTGAAAGTTGATTTACTACAAAAGTTTTTAATAGTCCTGCGTTTTCACGCATTGCTATAGCATATTTTGCTTTCGCTTCTGCTAGTTGCTTACGATCTTCGGCAAATTCCGCTATTTCTGAAGCAAGACGTTCTCCTACCATAGAGTCAATAGCCTCTACCATAGTGTTTTTGTCATGTTCATACTTTTGAGCGAACTCTTCACGAAGTTCAGCAGTTACCTGTTGACGGTTTTCTTTGACTTTCTTGTTCCAAGCCTCTTCAATTTCGTGGCGCACTTCTTCAGAAACTACATCATTTTCAAAGAGTGTTTTTAGTGCATCCAACATTACTTTTCTCCTTTTATTGGAGTCGGTTGATGATATTCACCAACGATTCCCTTAGATACTTTTGTGCCTTTGTGTCTTCTTTTGTTGCCTGTGCAAGTTCGTAAGCCTTATAGCCACCTCTGGCATTCATCAAATGCTCGTAGATTGGCGTTGGATACGCCCCCGGAGCACTTGGTTGTGCAACAACGTCAACAGTTATGATTTCAAAATCACTGACTTCGCCGCTACCATCTTCTTTAACGTTACCAGAACCTCTTGACGAGACACCTAGTTTAACTCCGCTTTCCAGCATTGTTTTAACTAGTTGTCCCATCGGTGTTGGTAAAATTTTCATTTTTCCATAACCATTTGGACCATCCATCCACATTTCGGTAATCATGTGACTGACCCTGTCCAGGTTAATATTAAGACCTTCAGGATGATCAACTTCACCAAGAACACTGTATCCTCCGCTTACCTGATCATTGAGAGTTTTGACAGCCCTGCCAATTTCATTTACAGGATATACACGCTGGTTTGCATTACGCACACCACCTTGTATGCAAATACCCTTCATAAAAAGGTCTTTACCCTCATTGGCATTCTCAACCACCATCTGTGCTTGGTCGAATGTCAGGTGCTCTCTTAAGTAGTTGCCCATCATTTAGTCCTTAGCTACCGATTGTCGATTTTTTATCGGGAGCCGCATCGCCCTGGCTTTTCTTCTCAGCGCCGTGGCCTTTTGGCATGTTTGACATTGACTTAGATGCTTTACCACCCGGAACGTTTACATTACCTGCATTTTCTTCTTTAGGTGCAGATGCTTTCATTCCTTTTTCGTCTCCGCCTTGTGCCAAGTTAGAAGCAGTGCCGCCCATGTCGTTTTTACCAGCTACGATTGACTTGGTGTTTGCACCATTGTCACCCATTTTTGGTGTTACTTTTTCAACATATTCACGCATCTGCTCTGCTGCAGACAGTTCAGTAGCTTCTTCAGTGTCTTCGTCATCTGCTTCGTCTACTTCTTCGTCTGAACCTTCGTATGCTACAGACTCTTCTTCAGGTGCTTCTTCACCTTCATCGTCTGCGTCCATATCCATTTCACCTTCTTCGCCTTCGTCGTCTCCACCTTCTTTGTCTTGCATTAGGTCTTCAAACTCTGCTTTAAGGTCTTCTAATTCAGCTTCTAGATCTTTGATATCACCTTGTGTTGCTGGTGCATCATCATCTTCTCCGTTGTCCATATCCATGTCGCCGTCCATGTCGCCGTCCATGTCCATTTTCATTTCATCATCAGCGTCACCGCCCATCATTGCGTCCATGTCCATGCCGCCTTCTTTAGGCTCAACTTCAAACTCATCTAGATCAAAATCTTCATTTGTTTTTTCGTCTTCGTCATCTTTAGATGCTTCTTCAACGTCTTTGTCTTCATCTTTTGATGCTTCTTCAACGTCTTCGTCATCTTTTTTCATTTTCTTCTTGTGTACTTCGTCGACTTCTTTGTCTTCTACATCGTCAGCAAGTAGATTTTCGTAGATGTCTCTTGACTTTTCTACTACTATTTCGTGGAATAATTCTTCCGCTTTTGCGCGGTCATTATTTACAAGATGCTCTAGCATCTCTTCAAATTTAGCTTTATCTGCCATTGTTTTCTCCTATAAATGTTTACCTATGGTAAGGCTGTCGTAGTATTTACTAATATGGGAGAAATATGCGTAGAAATAGGCTCAAAACGAGCCATTTTGACTATTTATCAGGAAAGTTGGTAGATTTTCTTGAAATCTTCCAACAATATAGTTGTAAAGTTGCTAAATTTATTTAGTTCCTCTGGCTGATAGTTATCAGCTGTTATAACTCTTATAAACTGTATATTTGGATTTTCTTGTATAACATTTTTTGTTTGTCTAAGCCAATTGCCAAAAAAAGTTGCACTATCTTGACTTTTTTTATAATTTGCTGTGTCAGCATACATATTATTAAACTTGTTTTCTATTCCTTTGTAATCAAAACCTAATATGTATATTTTTTCATAACTATGTTGTGCGGCAAGCCAAAGAGCAGTAGGACCACTACTCCATCCTTTGCTAGGTTGAAATAAGTTTAAATTAGGGATTCCGCCGTAGGCTTTGTTAGGATTTGACCATACTGTGTGCTTTTTTTGGTAACCTGTTTTGGTAATTTCTAGTATCATTTTAACATCAACAGCTACCAGATAGTCAGGTGCAAATGTTCTGTAAAGAGCATTACACCCATATATTTTACCTATTTTAGAAATTTTTTCTACATCAACAGATTTTCTGCTTGTACCGTTGCCCAATACAAATGCCAGCTGATTGTTTTGTTTTTTTATAGGTGATTGTGGAACAGCATCAAATTGAGACAACTTAGGCTGTCTGGCTAATTCTTTTTGTCTACGTCGTTCTTCTTTAACGACTCTCCATTGTTGTTTTGTATATTGACTTTTATCTATTTTAGCCAACGGTTAGACTCCCGCCGCTGCTGCCTGTCCTGCTATACCATACATTTGGCGAACAAAATCCATCTCTTTTGCTTTTTCTTCTGTATGTAATTCGCTTGCTTTACGAGCGCGATTAATTTGACGAAGTGTTAATCTTGTTTTGCGTGTATCGTCTAAATCTACTATTGAATCGTCATACTGAGGTTCATACCTATTGTCTTCAACAGGTTCAATAGTTTCTTTGTCGTAGTAAAAAAGTTCTCTCAGTATCATGTTATTATTTATACCTCTGTTTCCTGATCGCCTGCGGGTGCTTCTGCTGCGGCGGCATCGCCTGCTGCCGATTCTGGTGGATCACCTTCTCCACCGTCTTCACCTCCAGTATCGATTCCTGCTTGGTCTTCTGCACCATCAATATCTGCAGATATTCCTGCACTTGAAATACCAACACTTCTCATTTCTCCTGCCGCATCACTAGTTGGAGGTGTAAGTGTTTCGTCATTTTCTTCTCGCCACATACGTTCATTTTCGGCAAGGTCTTCTGCACTGAATCCTAAGAAACGTTTTAGTGCAAAACGATTTGAAATAAATGGAATTGCTTGTACTTGTGCAAATGAACTTATACGTTGGTTGTCAAGTTCAGTTTGTCTGTATGCTGCAAAATTTTGTGGTGGTTGAAATTTAATATCAAACATTGCTGTGTCAATGTTTACACCTTTTTCTAATAAGAAACGTTTAAATTCTTGATCAAATTCTTCTACAAGTAGATTTTGCAATCTTTCGCAGTATGTGTTGAATCTTAATTCTTGAATAAATGCTGTACCTACTCTACCGTCATTGTAACTTGCTTGACTGTCGTCAGCACCTGTTGGTAAATATGAACTTGGAATCCTCAGACCGCGCACTAGCTTATTGGTAAAGTATCTTAAGTCGTCTATTTCGCCTAAGTTAGTACCGCCTGGTAGTGTTTCTACTTTAGATCCTCTACCTTCTGCTGTTTGTGGGAAAAAGTAATCTTCATTAGTTGATAGTGGATTGTATGCACTGTCAATTACATTAGTGCCACCGCCTGTTTTCGAAGGAATACGTCTTTGATGTATTTCTGTTTTTACACGTTCTACAAATTGCATAGCAAGGTGGCTAGGCATGTTACCTACATCAACATAGAAGACTCTGCGTTCTGGTGCTCTTTGCACACGATAGATTATAATTGCGTCCTCAAGCAGTTCTTTCTGTTTGTAAACTTTGAAAATAGTTTCTAATAATGAGTTACCAAATGGATAATTGTTGTCTAGTCCTTCTGACAAACTTAAATGGAACATATGTTCTGCATTAACTGCAACTTCACCATCTTCAATTGTAAATTCC